ATCGTACCGGTACAGGCGGCTACTCGTGGAGATCAAAATGATCGAGCGAGACATCGCAGCCGAACAGGACGAGCTAAAAAGGGAGATGCTACAGATTGATTTAGACGAGAATCTGTGGAAGAAAATTGATCAAGAGCGGGTGAGTGCCGATAGGGTGCGAGAGATAGAGCACTGGTCTAGGATCAAAGCGGAACTGGATGACGGCTCGTTTGATACAACTAATGTCGCTACCCACCGGAAGGAGGCGTATCGATTACAGCTTGAGAACAGGGCAGCATCGCTCACGCAGGGCAGTAGTCAGGGCGAGGTACTGAATGTGTTAGGCCCACTCTCTACGATAGATGAGGACTACAAGAAACTGATGACTGGAAGGAAACAAGCAGCTATCGGAAGGGCAAAAGAAGATACTAACGGGACAGCCCAACTTGAATAGAAATATAATAATGTTCTAGTATTACCACTAGGAGTACGTGCAAATGTCGCGCATTAAAAGGTTCTTTGCTAGGATCGGACGCGGAATTTGCGCTACCCCTATGGGCATATTACGAATACCCATCAGGATATATCGCAGGATCGTAGCGATCCGCAACTGGGTACTGGCTAAGGTCACGTACCTAAATGAAGAGAGCGCCAAATGGAAGACGACTTTCACTATTGTGAAGTCGCCTTACTCCCTGCTCAGGGCATTCGGCCTATCACCTAATGCAGCTATCGGATTGCTGGCTATCGGTGGTACCGCTGGCACTGGTGTAGTGGTTAACGAAACCATCCTAGCAGAGCGGTCGTTTTCAGCGGGGCATAGCGGGACGTATTTAGCTCCTCTCGATGTTCCCACCAGTTACTCCGAAAAGGAGAACACGTTACGCATTGACCTTGGTGCTACCTCAGTACGTGAGATCACAATCGAGAACGTGTCAGTAGGCAGCGTGTTCACCGGATCGGCACTGCCATCCGGTGAGGCTAACGTGGTGCAGGTTAGTGGGAATACTATAAGCGGTGGTACAAACACACGACTTGAAATAGGACATTTAATATTTGAGAAGTCCAGATGCAAGAAGCTCACTCTCACTGACATACAGGCGCACACTCTCCGGGTCATCGGGAATGCATCGGATGGGCAGAGTCTTGCCCCCTCACCGGGCACCTCCGCATCACATAGGATGCGGGCCATAAGCGGTGGGCACCAACAGGCTGATGCAATGATAACATCGGGAGGCACCTACGACCGACTATGGATACAGGCTCCTACCAGTGGGGTAAACGGCAAGGTGGGGACACTACGATTATCCAACCTCTGGACTAAGGGTGGTGACTGTGTGCTTTCAAAGATTAATGCTGGGACAATTGAGGTCTTGCTGAACGAGGTGGGCATGGGAAATGGGTTCTCGACAAAGGAGTTCGTTATCTCTACCACGGTGACCGCTGCAAATATTGAGCTTGATGATAACGTAGAGGTCAGTATCGCTGAACCAGCCACAAATTAGAGGAAAGGAAAATCTTTTTAGGTGGAATCGCACACAGTCATTAATAAAAAGCTGTCTACGGGCCTTGTGATAGCTAGCTTCCTAGCCCTGATAGGCTATCTCGTAGCTAGAGAATGGAGAAAGTACAGATGAATTGGTTCAATGGCGTGGGGCTAATACGTCCCCAGATTTTCTTAGCTCTCTGCATCCTCGGAGTTGTTGCCGTCCTTGGGATTCGAGAAGGACTGAACGAGATTGCGGTTGGTTGTATCGCGGGTATCATTGCTCTCGCTAAGGATGTATTACAAAGTGATTCCGGGTAGAGGCATTGGCCCCGGCCATCGTGACCTGTCACGGGTCAGGATGCCGAGGTATAGCCACGGTCAATGCAAGCATAGCGACTGTACTGTCGTTGACGATCTAGCAAACAGCTTGTGCCAGAAACACTGGGACATGACACTGGATCGACAAGACGAAAAGAAGGTGGGCAATGTTCGGGAAACTGCTGACTAAAATAAAAGCGATAGGCAAGCAGAGCAAGGAACATGTGTGGTGCGTGGCCTGTAAAGACTACGTTACCATCTCGATTGATGGGTACAAGAGTAAGGGTAGTTCAACCCGGATGCTAGGTACCTGTCGAACTTGCACTGGTACAACGTCAACCTTTGTCGCTTCTGCGTAAAAGGAAAACCCGCTGGTAGCAGTCCAGCGGGTCTTCCCCACACATAGGAGCGGTGACACCTCACACCAGAACCACCAAGAAAGTGTGGGACTTGGGGAGGAAGGTCCATGTCTCTACCTAACATGGAAGCACCGGATATGAGAAACCGGGGCGGTTCGTACCCTAGTCACCGAGGTTATTGTAACACAATGATTACTCCAGCTTCTCCAGCATCTCTTCAATATCACTGGGGCGATAGACGGCTGTCTCGGCACCGGTTGCTGCCAGTGCCTCGAGCCATTCGGTTTGTGCTGCTGTTACCTTGCTTCGCTTCTCGCGTTTTAGTTCCCAGAACATGAGCCTGTTACCGCGTACCAGTGTCAGGTCAGGCCACCCGGCTGGAGTCTTGCGTGAATCATATACCGCGTATACTCTCCATCCAGCATCCTCGGCCTCTGACCTGACACGGGCTTGGAACTCCTTCTCAGTCCACACAACTTCACTGAGTAACCCATAGTCCATAGTCATGTTAACTCCTTAGTGAACTAGAACCCCGGAAGCAGGACGCCTGCCCTTATTCGGCGCTCGTAGTCTTGCTCCCACTGGTCGAATTTCAATTGCTCTCGTTTCCACGCCGCTGACTGTCGGCAAACTTTCCGGTGCCGACCTCTCCGCTTGCACCCGCATGGCCTGTATACCTCGGGAGCCACAAGCCCCCTAGTTGCCCGTATGCTGGCATCACGCTGTCGGCGAGTCCTCTCGTCGTCGTCACTTACCAACTCGAATACGCCATAGTCCATAGTCATATGAGTGACTTCACTAGTGTTGTTATCTCGGCACCAGTGCCGCCGATCTTCTTGGCGTGGTGTACTGTTCGTAATCGTTCTAGTTCTTCCCTGCATATTATTGATAACTCTGACATGGAGTAGGGGACAAAGTCGTCGGGGATCACACTCGTGTCGATGTCGTCGCGGTGAAATGCAACGGCGTCGTGCAGTTCGTCGCACCAAGTAAGTGCGTACCCCCTCTCCTCTACCAGCTTGCACAGGTAGTTGGACTCTTCGGGACACCCGACTATGCCAAAGACCATGTGGTATTTCTCCTTGAGCATTTCCCGCTTGATTTCATCTCGGTTATTCTTAATGGAATCAACTATGTCGTCTGTGCCAGACGGTGCGCGGAACATTAGCTTGCCGCGCACCACCCTGAGTTCTATTCCCTTTTCCCTAGCTATCTTCAATGCCATACGTGCGTCGTATTTTTCTCGCATGTTAGTCACAGGATTTCCCCCCACTCGCCAGATGCCATGACCGCTCTGGTCTTCTCGGTATTTGCTGACATCGGAGGAATGTCAGGTGCTCTGTCCATTATCCTGTAGGCCAACACATTTGCGTCGGTCAGTTCTTTCATCACCCGACCGTCCTTTGCGAGGCGTGATATTGCGACGCTGATATTGGACTTGACCTTGTCGTCTGCTAGTTGGTCCCCACCCTCGGATTTGATCTCAATTATTTCCTTGTCAATGTGGGTGCGAGGTACCACATCACTACCAAAGCGGATCATCACCTGATACACGAGGTCTTTGTACGAGAGCAGTGATGCGCCCTCGGTTTCTATTACATCGACACGCTCGAATGAGTAGGCGTCCTCGGTGAAGTTAACACGCCAACCCTGTGCAGGTTGTATCGGTATGTCGTTCCCCTTCTCGTGGGTCAGCGTGAAAGACAGTTGGTCATTCCCTACGTTTGTCTTCGCTGGCCCGTCCAGTTTCCAGATGGATCGAGCAGACTGGTATATGTAGTTGCTGCCAAACAACTTGCCGTCTTTGTTCGGGTGGCTGAGTATCAGCGACGTACACTGCAACTGAGCCAGCGCAACAAAGAACTCTAGGATTGGCTGTGCTCCCTCTAGGTCGCCGCCAACAGCCAGACCAAGGCTGTCTATAACTATGCAGTCTATGTCGAACTCTGATATCTCGTCCTGCAATGCCTCAATGTCGTTTACCAGACTCGTCGAGCACTTGCGATACCTCATCCCCGATGGGCTGGACATGCTAAGTCCTGCCTTGATTTTGTTTAGCCTGTTGACCACGGCGTGAGGCGTAGTCTCGTAGTCAAGATAAAGCACCTTCGATTTCTTGGGGATCACGAGGCCATAACTTGAGTCGGTGTACCCGTAGCTGATCCACGTTGCCACTGCCTGCGCGAATATGGATTTACCCATGTTGCCCCCGCCCCAAAGAACGGTCGGTTCCTTGGCAACCAGCAGGTTGTCCACCTCCCACAACACATCGGATGACACCTCGACCTCATCGACGCTGACCGATGGTACCCCTGCCTTGTGCCTGTCAATGACCTCAGCCGCAATGTCCTCAACTATCTTTGCCCACTGGAATGTCGGTGAGACTTCATCCTCACTGAGGTTGCGACTCAGTGCTCGTCGGAATACCTCTAGCCCTGAAGGACTATCAAGTGTTGGTGTGGATCGGTGAACACGGCTGCCGTTGTTGAACACTGCAACCTGTGCCTTCACGGTGTCGTTCTTGCCTCGTACCGCCCTCACCTCGGCGGTTATGGGAAGTCCCGTCCACGTGATATCGTAGCCGCTGCCCTTGCGTGTCGCCACGGGGCCTATTCGGTTAGCCATGTTGATTAGTTTGGGTATGTCTACGCCCATCTCGATGGCGTCGTATGCGTCACCCTTATCAGGTGAGTCGCTCCAGTTGATTATCCTGACCTCGCGTTGCCCAAGCCTGACGAGGGACGAGGCGATAGCAGACATATGTGTCTTGCCTGCGTTGTCGTTGTCGGGCCACAAGATCACCTGAGCAGCAGCAACCAGTGGTGCGAGGGCGTCGTCGCTCGGTGTGATCGACGCACCATATGTGCTACATGCCGTGATCCCTATTGATGCCAGTGCGTCGGAAGACTTCTCGCCCTCGACGACCACCATGACTGCGCCCAGTCCCACTGCCATGACTGCACCCAGTTCTCCCTTGCCACTATTATGGTACAGCCCTAGTTCCTTGATCGGAAAACCATTGAGGCCCGGATTACCATTTGTGTCTTCCCACGTGAAGACCTTGCCGGGGTCACGGCGCACATGATACCCAACCAGTTCTCCTGTCTTGGCATCATACGCGGGCCATTTCTTAGTAGTCGTAGTCGTAGTCATTCTTCCTCCTGTATTGCTTGTCCTTGAATAAATCCTGTGCGTTCATTCTAAGTGACCCAATAATTTCCTTGAAGGTGCATCCCTTGAAACAGTAAAGCAGCACCCGCCCGTCTCTGCCTTCCGCAATAGATAGCGACTGCCTGCTATCCTCGTGGCTGGGGCATAGTGCTACCCAGTTGGTCCCACTCTTTTTAACCCGCGTAAGTTTCTCCAATACGTCCTGAACCATGCTTCCTCCTACATGCTGAACAACGGTATTGATATCTTTTCTAATCTCTTGATAGATAAATCAAGGTACTCTTTGCTTGCGTCAACCCCTATCGCCTTGCGCCCTAGCCTTTGTGCGACCGCTGCCGTGGTGCCTGAACCAGAGAACGGGTCTAGTACCACGCCGTCCGGGGGACACCCCGCTAGTATGCACGGCTCCACCAGCTTCTCCGGGTATGTAGCGAAGTGTGCCTCTGGATAGGGCTGCGTGGCTATCTCCCACACTGTATACTTATTGCGACCAAGTGGATTCCAGTCGCGCTTGGAATCTGGGTCTTTCCCCCATTGATCCATACCATGCTTTGAGCCTTTCAACCCTCCACCCATTCGCCCCGATGGTTCGGATAACTGTGGGACTCTGATCGCATCGGTATCGTAGTAGTACCTTGGATTCTTGGATAGCAGGAACATGTATTCATGTGCCTTGGTTGGCCTGTCGGTAACACTCTCTGGCATGGGGTTGGGCTTACTCCATATGATGTCGGATCGCAGGTACCAACCGTCTGCCTGTAGTGCAAAGGCTACCCTCCAAGGGTTGCCGATTAAATCCTTTTCTTTAATGGTTCCAATTGCAGTCTTCCTGCGGTCTTGGTCCGCGTACCGTGCGCCCTGCTGAAACCGACCGTAGTTTTTTTGGTTAACCTCTGTACTCGATGGCGCGTTGTTCGATTGGGCCTTGCCTCCACTGCCACTGGTAGCATAGCTGTCGCCAATGTTTACCCAGACAGTACCAGTTGGCTTGAGTACTCGGCGCACCTCCCTGAATACTGTGACAATATTCTGGCAGTGCTCTTCCATAGTAGCCTCAAGCCCAATGCCCCCATCGATACCATAATCCCTGATGCCCCAGTACGGCGGGCTAGTAACTACACAGTCCACACTACTATCTGATATCGGTAACTCGCGAGCGTCACCCAAGTACAACGTAATTAAATTGCTTGACCAATAACTCATGCGCCCCCCTTCATGTGTGTGAGTCACGAGGATGGCCGCACGGCAACGCAACGCGGCCATCCATGTTTATCCCTATAGTTCGTTAACTTCTATTGCGTGTGCCGGGGTGCCCAGTGCGTATGTTGCTAGGAAGAATGGCTCCCAGTACCGCTGGTCAACCCAAGCAAACTCGACCTTGTCTTCAAATACCTTCGGTTGACTGCGATCCCTGCGACCATCATCGCCTACTGGGTACGAGTTGTGGAACCGAACAACCATAGACTTCACAAGTGCAGGCACCTCACGAGCGTCGTCAGCTATGTAGTGACTACCGTTGCTGTTGCCCGTATTGATTGTCGAGTTCAGCATTGTCTGGAGCGCATCGGCATATGCCGACACTTGGAGCATCGCGCTTTCGTAAATGCCCGACGAGCTTTTCCAGTCTACGATTATGAAGTCACCCCACTCGTCCTTGAATAGTGCGTCGATAGTTCCTGCATATATCACGCCGGTGGTCGGGTCGCACTTGTACACGGCGACCTCGGAGTCGATGTACTCCCAGTCATGTATTGATCGCCACCTGTTGAATGCGACAATCGCTGGCTCTAATTGAACGGGGACTTCAACGTCGTCACCTTGCAGCATCAGGTCGATCACGGTGTGTAACTCGGACCCAACCAGTGCTGCCCTGCTAGCCTCTTCGGGTGCAGCATTGAGCACAGAGCTTATTATCTCTGGTGTTAGCACCTTGCCCTCTGCACTCGCAAGTCCTCGGCTTATATGCGATGCCTTCCACGCCTCTAGCCCATAGTTACGCAGCGTCCCATCAACTACCGATGTGACCGAGGGTGCTTCGGGTTCGCCTTCAATGTGCTGAAGGATGTATTTTCTAGCGTTGCCCGTGGTTCCTGTCACCTGTCTGATTGTGTCGGCACCGATACCAAGAGCAACGGGAATATCTTTTACTGTTAGTGGCATCAGGCTGCTCCCCACCCAGTATCTTCGCTGATCTCAGGCTCGTCTACCTCCGGTGGTGGCGGTGGCGGTGGTGGCTCTGGCATCTCCTCCTCGTGGGGTACGTCGTAGGTCTGTTGTACCACGCTGGAGAACTGATCGGTCAACCACGCCACCGAGTGCATTACCTCATGCGGAGTTTTTATAATCCCCTCACGTATCATGGCTGCAACTATAGGCGTAACCGGCTTTATCACTGCCTCCCTGAGAATACACTGCCCACACGGGGACGACCACGGTGTGCCGTGAGCACATCCCGACGTTGATGTCGTGCTAGCAACAGGAGGAGCCGGTGCCGAAGGAGGAGTCGGCACCGATCCCTCCGGTGCTGTCGTGAATCGCTTCAGTGTCCTGCTGGTTTGCTCGTTACCGTTCTTGTCTGTATATGTCCCAGTCTCATAGACAATAGACAGCGGGGAGTCGAGCGGTATTGCAATCAACTGCTGCCCCAACTTGTCGAATGCCGAGTACCAGTTCTGAATACCATCGGCCTCGATCCTGAACCTAGCTGGCTTGAAGTTGCGCTTGTTGTCTACCTCTTTAATCATTCCTATTACGGTTATATCTTCAGACATTTATTGCACTCTCTCTTTCTTGTATTGTTCGACTTCCTTTTCGTTCCTAGCTTTACGATCTGCCCACGCCTTGTGAGATATGTACTTACCGGCACAGATGCTGTCGCAGAATTGGCGACGGTCCTTTCCCTCTGGGTGTGACCGATCATTATTCCTGCGCCTGACCGCAGCAGTCCCCTGTAACAGGTGTGTCTTGTTACACTGCAAGCACGTGAACACGTAATCAAATGTGCGGACGTAGCACCGGCGGCACATGCCGCTCTTGTTACGAGCACTCACGCGACGCTTGCACCCATGACACGACCGATGCTTTCTATCTGGCCTTGGTATGTGCATGTCTCTGGTGTGATGGTGAACTGCCTGCCTCGACACCCCAAGTATCCTAGCTATCTCGCTGTCACTGATGCTGCCGTCCGACCACGTGATTAGCTCGACGATCTTTTCTCGTGTACTACTACTCATGCTGGTCTTTCCACTTTCTCACGGCTCGGACATGGTCGCAGACCTCAGCGTACTGGATGCCACTCCGCCCGTGTGTTTCACACTCCCAACTTCCACGCGGTATGACATCGCTCGGCGGAACCCACCGAACCACAACGCCCTTCGGGTCAGGGAGTGGGTGGTAGTCCACCACGTAGGAGTCTTCGATGCGGTGCTTAACTGTCAATGCTCGACCATCCTCGCTCGGATAGAGCGATAGACCTTGCCGGTTCTTTAATGTCCTCATGTTCTAGTCCTCCTCTTTTTGATGAGGGGTTTGCTGGCGAGCAGGGATTTGACCCGATCCCTTTCCCGAGCCTTTGTTAGGACTTCCTCACGCTTGTTATATTCGATACGGCGCATCACTTCTCTCACACCGGCGTCATGGTACACATCGCATGCGGGTTTCTTACTGTTAATGTAATAGTCAGTGACGATATCGACATGATTGCGGATGATATCAATGTACTCTTTGATCTCGTCAGGAGGATCATCCCCCCACACTGCGAGCATTGATGAAGCCGCCCGAAAGAATGCGACATGTGCATCGTTTGTTTTGCGGATAAGTCCTACGTCACCCCACATCAGCGGGTCATAGGTCCATGTTACATCTCTACCCCTACCACTTGATCCCCTCAATGGCAGAGACGGGATACACATCCTCTTGTCTCTAGTCTGATGCAAGACTTCCAGTACCCTCATCTTGATGCCTTTCTCTGCCACTGCACCAAGCCCAAGTTTAGCAATATCTGCATCAATATCTTTCCCGCGAGTGCGACCTGTATGTTGGTAGTACCACCGCGCCTGCTTCATGGCCCACTCAGGTCTGATTTTATTCTTGATGCGAATGATAATATCTTCACTCGTGCCTTCTCGTTCTCGCAGCGCGTCGATTATCAACCTACGCATCAGGCCAATTGACAGAGGTTTAATCATTTAACTTCTCTTCGATCAACACCTCAAGGCGATTAACCAAGTTCTGGAAATCCTCTCTATATCCCTTTCTCCTCGTGGGCGACAGCACATTCTCATACGTGGTGTCTTCATCGCACTGTTGCAGCAGGGTAGTAAGAGACACAATCCTCTTCGATAGCCTCGTGAAGGGTGACTGAGTTATAGCCGCTACCTCCTCACCGTTATTCGACATGATGATGATGTCTTGATACCGCGCATTCCACTCTCTTAACACTGCATTGACTCGATCTACGGGAGACACATCAGACTGCGCCTGCTTTATCTCTTGCACTAAGTTCTTTATCTGCTGGGCATCTGTATTGAGCTTCGCAGTGTTAATAAAGTTGATTGCCTCTGCCATAAAGTGGTAGTTGTCATCTAGCGGAGAGAGTAGATTCATTTTTGCTATGGGCCACATTTTATCGTTGTATCTGGATGGGTCGAGAGTTGTTTGCTTGCTGAGTTGTTCTTTCATTTTGGCAACCCGAACATGTGACTGAAGTTTCTGGTCACTGATACCCAGATACCTAGATGCCTCGGCACTGGACTTGTTGTCGTGCATGACAGCGTACACACCCTGCAATAATCGCTCCGCATGTGAGGTCGATTTACCGTGCAGGTTATTAGCTGACTGTTGCAGAACTCGGAGCTTTATCAGCGCGTCTGCTTCGTCTGACACAAACCCCTGCGGTATCACGTAAGCATCAAATGGCTCATGCCCGACTCTCTTGTACGCAGCGGCACGGTGTAGGCCGTCGATAACAACCATCTTATCGTCGCATATATTCCAGACTATTATCGCAGGGAACGGTGACTTATATTTCTTCCCAACCTTGGACGCTCTCATGTCGCGTATGTACCGATCAGCAGTATCACCATCCATACCTTGCACCCTGATCTGACCAAGCTCTGGGTGCTCAGTCAATTGACTCAGTAGTATCCCGTCATCGTAGCTCCACGGGATAGCGTGACGACCAAGCCAGAACTCAAAGCCCATGTTTTTATATGCTCTTGCTTCCTCTATTTGTGCGGCGGTAGTTTTATCCATAATGTCCTTTCGTTAATGTACTATTCAAAGCCCCAGTTGTTTGTTGCCGATTGGATCACGTGACATCGCTCCTCCTGATGTGGTGTCAATCATGTTCTAGTCCTCCTCTTCAAGGATTTGATCCGATCCCTTATGTCCTTCAAGGTGTGGCCGCTTGTATCCATGAGTCGCCGAGGGATGACCTATCTTGTAATACTCGAGCCGCATCATTGCCATCTTCTGGCACGTTTCTACTTCTCCCTGAGTCATCCCGGCCCCTGATGCTATGTTCTCTGCTTCCTTGGTGAAGTCCTTAGCAAAGGACTCAGTTGGTGCGGTCACCGCACACATGAGGCTAAACGTCACCGCCTCCATCGGAGTGGGGAACCCGTCAGAAAATCCAAACTCTATTGCCAATGCTGGTAGTTTTTCGGTAGTCATGTTTTCTCCTAGTTCTTGTGTTCAATATCACTGCCCTCTCTCAAGAGAGGGCGGAGTGATATTGGGCTGCTATACCGTGGTCTAGTTTACGTGGTGTGGTAGTGGTTGTCAACTGAACAGGCGTCGCCATGCGTTGGTGATAGCTGACTTGAGGTCTGCGCTGTGGGCCTGTATTACGAAGCCTTTACGCTGTCGCCAGTGATGATATGCTTTGCCGACGTCCTCGTAGTCAGCTGTGGTCATGATGCTCTTGCCGTTACGAGATCGCGTGAAGTCCTTGGACTTGCGAGCACGTGCTCGCTTTACCTTGTACCCCTGCGAGACAGCTATCTTGAGATTAGCTGCGACCTGATGGTCAACCACAGGACAGCCGAGTCCTCCTGCTCCGTAGTATGACTGCACCTCTGTTGAGTGGTGATAACTCCTGCCGTCCTTGTGGTTAACAGCCGTGCTACCGTTTGTAATTGGTTGCTTGCACTTGTAACAGGTTTTCATTGTTCGACTCCTCCTCTACTGACGCCCGACCGCATTGGTAGATTTACGGTCGGGCTGGCTCACCCGTTACTCGTAGTGCGGTCTACGGGACGGGTACGGTTCGGGTGGTGCTAGCGACATGGCTACCTCGTATTTACCTGCAACCATAACTTCACCCGCGTATGGCTCCGGGGCATCGTCCATACCGTTGATATCATACGTGTCGTTAGACGTTACGAATGAGTCGAGGTATTCGTGCTTGCTACCTTCGACCCACTCGGCGTGGTATGCATTTTCAACAGCTAGTGCAGGACACTCGGCGTCGTGTTCATTGCGTATACCGTCGCTATTGAATAAAGGTGCCACCGGAAAACCATTGCCACAACATAGGGTATAAACACCTTGGACGGGGTCGCCGCACTCATAGCTCCAGCCGCCTTCCTCCGGGCCACCGTATGCTCTAGAGAGACTGTAAACTGTAACAAACACTTTCATCATT